TGACAATTCTGATACTTGAGAAGTTAATGAAGATGTTAAAACAATTGGTTGTGGTTTTCTAACATATCCAACATCATATCTTGTTATAGTAAATGTTCCATCTGTTAGTAATAAATGTTTTCTACCCTCTGTTCTTACTCTTAATACTTTTCCTTCATTAGCTTTAATATAAGGTTTTCTAAAAGGATCTTTAAGTGCTACTTTTAGTTCACCATGAGTTGCATCATTAACTTTTGGATGAACATACACTGTTGTATTATCTGGTATTGTACAATCTAATACATTTGAAATAGTATCTTCATAAATTGTAAACCAATATACATCTGAAAAATCCGTTGGACCAACTGAAATTAAAGTGTTTGGTAATACTACTTCAACTGAATTTTGAAAAAATCCTGGAGAAAAAGTTGAATAGGTTTTGTATTTAACCAATTCCCCAAGATCTTGTATTCTTTTTTCTGTTTCTTCAAATCCCTCTTGTATTCTATTACTTTTAGGACTATATTTAGTAACAACTAAATCTTCTTGGACTTTACTAGCAATTACAGCTAACTCTGTTGGAGTAAAACCAGGAGCTGATAAATCAGCAACCTCATCATACTGTATTAAAAAGTTATCTATAAATTCTTGTCTTGTCATTATTTAGAAGCTTCTACTTGTGCTTTTATTTTTAATATAATTGGTTGATTCTTAGGATTCTTCAAGAACTCAATCATCTCTCCAATGTTATCAGCTGTGTTATTTTCTTCAATAGCTACACCCGGTAATTTATATCCATTCTTTCCGCTTCTTATCAAAGCTCCAATTTGTACTGCTTTTGTGATTAAAACTCTTGTTTTGAAATCTACATCCTCAACAATTGCTAAAAACTCATCTAGAGGAGAAAATTGACCACCAGACTTCTTTTTATCATCTTCAATCATTTTAGTTAACTCAGCTTCTAACCAATCTGATTTTGCATCTTTAGGTACGCTTTTACCATACACTTCTAATACATCAATCATGCTTTCTACTGAACCACTAATCTTTCCAAAAGCCATCCAAGCTCTCTTAGTTTTATTTGCTTTCTTATTGATCTCTGCAACCTCATAATCTGGTTCCAATAAAGCAAATCTGTATTCTCCACTCTCAAATCTATCTTTCCATGTAGGAGCAATAGATGGCATTACTTTTAAAATTCTCCATTTGATGTTATCCAATGGATCTGCAAGATTTAATTTTAATCCTTCTTTGGTTAGTTTGTATCTAAAATTTACCCAGAATTCGTTATTTGTATTATAAAAATCTAAATCACCTGGTTTTTTATTCAATTTCTTTTCAAAGAATCTTTGTTCTGCTTCTGTTAAAATTGGAATCAATTGTCCTGAAGCTTTACTTCTTGGTAAGTTTGCTGTTACTTCAGCTCCGGTATAAATGGATGAACCATCTTTATCTTCTGAAATATATGAATTACCTCTAATAATTGGTTTTACTTCAATTATTTTATTTATTAAAATATCTTGTTCTTTTACTTCACTCATTTTTTTAATTTTTAGTTTCTATTAGTCAGCTTAACCGTTTAATTTGACTACAACTATTAAATAAATCCTGTCACAAATATTTGGATAAGTGTGACAGGATTTTTGTATATTATACAAAGTTAGGTAGGATTCTAGCTATTTTTGTAGGGTTGTTAACTTTGATACCTGAAATATGCATACAACCTAATTGGTATCCATCTTTCAATGTAGCAGCTTGAGTTGGAGCACCTTCTGAACCTCTTGGAGCAAAAGCACTTCTCAATCCATTAACATAAGCATAAGTGTCGTTTTCTTCACCTTTTACTTGAACTCTTTGAATATTTGGTTTTCCTTTAGTAGTTCCAATATCCATGATCAACATTTCATAAGATGATACTAGACCACCATCAGGATGTTGAGTTGTGTTTAATGTAGGATCATCCAAGAATGGTAGTTTCATTAAAGTAACTTCAATACCATTTAACATACCAATTGATGTAAATTGACCACCAAAACGTAAGTTGTTTCCTGAACCAGTTACACGATTACCAGCATTGTTAGCTGAGAATGGCATACCTTTAGCTTCTACTAATTTATGGAATCTAACCCATCCGTACTCACCAGTACCAATAACAAATTTACGTTGATCTTGAGGTAATTTACCTACTGACAATGACAACAAAATATCTTGTAATTGATCTAATGTATAGTTATTTAAATAGTGAATATTAGATGGAGAGATTTGTTGGTACAAACCAGCACCCATTTTAATTTCATAACCTGATTCTCCTTTGTTACTATAAGTACCTTGGTCAGTTTTATTATGAATTGCATACATTCCTAAATATGCTTTTTGACGTTTAAATTGAGAACGGAAATCCCAATCCAATTTACCCAACCAAGTTTTCATTTGTTTAGGTTTGTTGTTCTCATCTTTTACCATGAAAGCACAACCTAATGCACTGTCTTCACCTTTTCTAATCATGTTACCAGGAACTTCAACATTCATACGAATAGAAGAACATCTGTTATACATTTTGAAATATGAGTTATGTTGAACAGTACCACCTCTTTGAGAAAGTGTTTGTTCTACTGGAGAATACAATTTAGCAAATCTCTTACCTGCAACTAATTCTGTAGCTGGTACGAATAATGTTGGATCTCCTGTTAACAATTCTACTTCGTATTTCCAATTGGTTCCAACTGGTTTTACATCAATTACTCTCAATTGATAGATTTCTTTAGAATCTGTTGCGATAGCATCTGTTACCTCAAACATTCTAACTGGGAATTCCATATAGAAAGAAGTGTGGTTAACACCTGGTTTAGCAGGAGTATTTCCAGAAGCATCATAATAAGTTACCAAAGGGTAATTCTTAATGTCTGGACCAGCTAAAAGCCATTCAAATTCTGTATCATCATTAATTGAGAATACTGGGAAATTTTGCATGAAACGGTCAAAATCTAATCCTAGATTTTCTTCCATGATTGAATCAATGATTGGACTTACCAATTCACGATTTTGCATACCCATATAACCCAAGTGGTTTTCAGTTGTTAATCCTGACCATTGAACTGCATCGGTAAGTTGATAAGGTGATATTCTTTGCATTTGTTTTAAATTTTATTGTTTATTATTGATTTTAAATTTTATTATTTCATTCTATTTTGAGGTAAAGCTAATAATTCCAAAGGAGTTTTTTTAGCTTTTGTATCAATGTTATTTTTTCCTTTTGGTTCCGGAATACTTAAAGCTTTACTTAATTCTTTAGTTGCTTTACTTGCAGCTGAAGTAGTTATTTTAGTAAAATCTGTTAATCCTTTTGTTACAACCAATAAGTAGTTTAACTTAATGTCAAACTCATATGGATTTTCATTTCTGATACTATTTATGTAACTAACAGGATTTCCGTAACCATCAATTCCAATTGGATTAATTACTTTTTTAAGTACATCCTCTTGAGTTTTTTCATCAATTTTCAATCCTGGAATAACTTCTTTAGTTGCCTTAGCTACTTTTTCATAATTTTGGATTGCTTTTCTGTTTTCCTCTTTTCTTAGATCAGCCTCTTTTTTAGTTTCTTTTCTAATAGTTTCTTCAGCTTCAGCTTCAAAAGTTTTTAATTCTTTTAGAACATCTTTAGCTTCATCTTTCAATTCATCTAGTTCTATAAGTCTTTTAACTTCTTTCTCTATTTTACTGTCAGAGTATTTAGTAGTTTTTCTTAAATATTCTGAATAAACAGCTTTTTGAGTTTCTTCAGATTCTTCTAATTTTTCATCAGTAATATTTGCATATCTGATTTGATTAGACTTAATATTTAAAAGTTCATTTAAAGGAACTCCTTCTTCCCAATTATCTGCAAGTAATTTGATCATTGATGGTAATTGAGATTTATAATCTTCTACCATTTCCAATCCAACTCTAATCTCTCTATTTTTAAATGCTTCTAAAAGTTTCTCTTGACTTCCATCAAAATCATCTCCTAAATCTTCTTCATTTAAAATTTCACTTTCTTTGAAGTATTCTCCCCATTTTTTGATTGATTCTTCTTGTGAAGTTTGTTGACTTTTATCATCATCATCTGTCCCTTCATTTCCTTCTTCAATCTCTTCTTCATTTTCTTCAATAGTAATTAAATCTTTTTTAGATTCAACTCCTTTAACTTCTTTTTTATCTTTAGATTCTCCAGATTTAGATTCATCATCTTTATCTTCATCTTCTTTTACAACCTCTTCATTTAAATCTATGAATTCTGGTTGGTCCAGGATTATATCATCTAATCCTTTAAATGTTTCTTTACTCATTTTTTAATTTTAAGTGATACAAAGGTACTATGAGATTTTTTATTATCCAAGTACTTGAAAATTATTTTTTGTGCTAACTATAGCTTTTCCTATTTTATTTTTTAGGTTTTGGCTTAGATTTTGCTATCCTTTCTTTTGATGCAATCTCTTTTTCTTTTAATTTAAT